AATGAAATCACAGACATTGTGAGGTGTTCGCACGTGGATTCGCAGATTCGCGAGATAGAACAGGAACTTGCTCAGTCCAATCCGGTGGAGGAGTACTATATGAAAAACATGGATATCTTACTTGACTATTATGGAAAACAGGATGCGACATCTGCGCCATCCGCTCCACTCCCAAAAGATGCCAATACGTTCCTTAAATTCTTTGTCGCAAATGTGCCCATGACGGACACAGGATTATCGAAGAAGCAGATGTTCGACGAGTATGTCACTCGTATGAAGCTCACGAACGGACCTGAAGCCACTCAGTTGCTGACGGAACATTGTGTCGCGTGCAACACTGCGCGGGAAGAGATCAGTTCGGAAGGCATTCTTGTGTGTCCGAGTTGCGGGTCGGAGGAGTATGCGTTGGTTGTATCGGATTTCCCATCGTTCCGTGATCCCCCAAAGGAGAGGAACAATTACGCCTACAAAAAGATTAATCATCTGAATGAGATCCTTAATCAATTCCAAGCGAAGGAATCCACCATTATTCCCGAAGAGGTTATGAATGAGGTCATTCTTGAGATCAAGAAGCGTCGCATTGATAATATTGCTGACCTGTCGGAGGAAGACATACGTCAGATTCTAAAGAAGCTGGGGCGATCCAAGTACTACGAGCACCGTGCTCACATACTGAGCCGGTTGAATGGAAATCCTCCACCTACCATCACCCCGGAAATCGAGGAAAAGGTTCGTGCAATGTTTCAGGAGATTCAGGCTCCGTTTCTGCTCTATTGTCCCAACGACAGGACCAACTTTCTGAGTTATTCATATATCCTGTACAAGTTCTTTGAGTTGCTGGACTTGGATGAATATAAGGTCTTCTTTCCTCTATTGAAGTCCCGGGACCGCCTGATTGCCCACGATCAGATCTGGAAGAAGATCTGTGACTACCTGAACTGGGAATTTATTCAGAGCGTATAATAATGCTGTTCAAGGATATCGTTGAAGGACGAACCTATACGATCGGTGATCTTGCATTTAGATTTCCCGGGGGCTATGGATACGACCCTTTGATCCCGTACACGGGCACCTTTGTATCCAGATCGGCGAATGGTGAACGAGGCACGTTTAAGGATGTCAAAGACAAGAACGGGCGCGATCAGGGACTTGTGGAGTTCAATAATACTTATGCCTATTACGATTATGTTCCGCCCGCTCCGATTGTTGAGGTAGTGTTTGATGTTAAGAAATCCGAGCTTGAACCTTCAGACATCTTCACTGGAGACGAGTTCAAACAGGGTGACCGTGTGATTCGGATCGGAGAGAAGAATGGTTGGATCTTCAATCGGGATGAACTTGAGAAATGGTGGAAAAAGAATCCGAATACCAATCCGTTAGTGAGTGGTAACAAACCGTTCCCTGCGGACACTAAGATTGAATATGGAACACTGAACATCTTGCCAGGTGGTGGTCGTCGCACCAAGAAATCCAAGCGTCGTGCCCGCAAAACTCGTCGCAGTCGTAAGTAATGAAACTTACACCCCAAGAAGAAGCGGTACTGGTGTGTTATATCGCAATCTACTACAACTGCAATAATGCAAAGGAGATTGGAGATATCATCAAAAAGTATGGGTCAACTACCAGTAGAATTGTCTACAGAGGTCAGGCTAAAAAGGACATTGCGATTGACAATAGGAAGCCCTTTGTGTCTACAAGCCCATCACGGGAGATGGCTGAGCAGTTTGTAGAACACGATTGGGAGGCGAATAAGAAGGTTGGGAATCTATTCAAGATACATCTTGAGAACGCCAAATGGCTAAGCACAAGAAGTATTGACTTTACGCTTACGGATGAAGTCAAGGAAGAACTGAGAAAGATAAACAGCAAACCGATTCAAAAAGAGAGGGACTATACCTTAGATGAGTTCTGGCCACAGATTAAGACACGCCTTGCAGAACTACTAGAAGAGGGCGAAGAGATATTGGTCTTGACTGGCGGTACATTTAAGAACACAAAGGGAGTCGGTGAGATTGAAACGTGGTATTCGGTTGGTGGACGCCGGCGCAAAACTCGCCGGTCTACTCGCGGTCGCTCGGTAAACTCATAAGACCATACAACACACCAAAAAACACAAGGGTATGAAGCATGAATCCAAACGCCGTAGGGCACCCATTGACTGCGACACCCGCAATCAACGAGTTCACAAAGCGAAAGGTAACTGGATTTGCCACAAGGAAAAACGCAAGGGCGGAATACAGCGAATACTTGAACTTCAATCCTTCAGACTTGACGGCCATCTTTGTTTGTAATAGAGTAATAAATGGATTTCTATGTATTGATGTTCTGGGCGGGTATTGTGATTCTGATTGGTTCGCACGTCCTCCTTTTTAAGTCTATGCCTGGGCATTCAACCATCGCACTCGTTGCCACCGCATTGGTGTTTGTCGGCTCCAAGCTTGGACGTGAGTTTCTTGGTTTGGCGTAATCTTTACACCTTGTTCCTACACACCTCACATAATGCAAACTTCTTGTGCTTGAACTCCTTCTTGCACTCCCAGCAGGTTCTCATATAGAGCTTCGCCACAGCCTCCTCAAGATCCATTGCAAGATTGTCTGTAATGAGACCCACGAGCATAATTGTTATGGGCTTGTCGCGACCCGACTTGTCTGTATAGGACAGCCAGGTTCTTCCCTTTTGAAACATCACGTCCTCTTCCTCATAATCGTGTGGGTCGAAGTACTGATTGTAGTACTCAATAAACTCGCAGATCACCTTATCTGCAGACACATCGCTGTCACCGCTGTAGAGATCGGAGTATTCAAAGATTGCAATTTCGTATGACATGTTGTATATGAAAAATAATTAAGTGACCAAGTTGAATCCATTTTAGACGAGAGATTTTCGTGTCTTTGATTCAATCGCCAATCTCACATGAAGTTCATCCAGGGTCGTCACGATCGCAATGTTCTCAATCGTAATATCCTCCCTCCACAACTCATATGCAAACTGATACAAACGAGCTTTGACGGCTGTCCGAGTTCGTTTGTGCTCTTCCGCAACCTGCTTTAGAGTCTTCCCATTCTGCAAGTGCTGAATCATCTTCATCTCTTCGTTATCAGTCCAATATTCACCTGATCGAGACATTCTAGTTAAAAAATTGATGTTTGTTAGGTGAAAGCTCTGTTTTAGTCGTAGATTTCATATCCCTTTAGGTGGAATGTAGCATAGCAATCGGGCTTCAAGTGTGTATTCCTTCCACATCTGTAGCAACATGGCTTCTTCTTTTTCTCAATGGGCTCAAAATGAGTGGTAACGATCGTAATAATACGACCCTTATCAGTCTCTGTAATCGTCTTCGTAGTGTAAATTGCCTTTGTAGTAGAGTTCATTTTGTCACGGGTGATGTTCATATGATTGATCAAATCAAATCCATTTTGGACCATTAACGATTAACCTCGTCAATATATACCGGTTCATCCTTACCGTTCTTCTCAAGAATGTTGAGACGATTGTCAATATTCTTTAGAGCATCAAGAATTGACTCGAGCATGGTTATGTTATCGCGATTCACGAACCTACATGCACTTGCTACTGGACTTTCGTTCTTTCTATACTTATTATTCTTGTCCGATTCTCTCATCTTGTTGAGAAGTTCCTCAACTGTAGGTTTTGGTGAAGGGATCTTCTTCATTTCCTCAAGCTTAGCGATCCGGGCGTGGAGAGTGGCGAGTTCATCATCAATTGCAGACATCTTAACCTAAAAAATAATTAAGTGACCAAATCAAATCCGTTTTAGAGCGAATCAGATCGTTCCCTGAGATCAATGTCTCTAAACTCATCGTGCATCCATAAACCAGATGCATGTCCGCTGAATCGCGAGTAGTTTGATCGAAGTCTTGTGTCTTCTAGACTTCCGTATACATAGGTCTCACCTATAATCGTTCCGTTACTAAACAGACGTTCCAATGCCCAAGCAGTGACCATTTCATCTGTGGGTTCCATTGGATTTCGTGGTGGAGGAGGGCTTGGAATGTACGGATGAGTATCACGAGCCATAAGGATCGCTTCTTCTACACTTCCGGCACTGTATCGAAGTTCTTGTATTGCACGACCTCGTGTTAGACCTGCTTCATTCATTACTTGTGTGATTCGATGTTCAGTAGTAAAGGTATAGGGTGCAATACGGAACCACACAGCCTGTGAACGATAAATTTCTTGCTTTGGGAGTGGATCCGGGCGATTGAGTTCAATGTCGCTCAAAGCATGGCGACACATGGGGCAAGTGGACGCATCTGTAGTCCATTTAGTTAAACATTTAATGTGGAAGGAGTGAGAACAACTTAGAACACAGCAACCTGTGGTCTTATCAATAGTTTCGTAGCAAATAGGGCAGTCTGTCATTTTGGCACACGATCCAGATATGATTGATCAAATCAAATCCATTTTGACAGGTATTTTTTTGACTACAAACTATAATGGTTGGGATTAGGAACGCGAATCCGATCGCAGTGGATCTTCAAAACATCTATATATCTAATTTTGATTCTTATCGTGCTGAGGATGTTCAAGAGTTTAGACACGCTATCTTGAAGCTTGGTACAGATTCAACTCCCCGTTTACTTGCAGGTAAAACAGAGACTGGGTTTCAAGATGGACCTGCTAATGAGGCTACATTTAATAAACCTATAGATGTTGTATCCTATCGTGGAACCCTGTATGTACTTGACCGAGGAAATAATGCGATTCGTAAAGTGGATGCTCAAGGAAACGTAACTACATTTGCGAGTGCGACTGAAGGACGTGGATTTAAAGCACCTTTTGATCGTATGTTATGTTTTACAATTGATTCAGCTGGAACGGTTTATGTAGTAGATCGCAATCCTGATGGTAGTCATGTGATTAAAATTACAAGTGCAGGAGAAGTCACTGTATTTCGCCATCTACTTAATTACTTTGTATACTCGATTGCAGTGGATGACTCTGGAGTTCTTTATTCAACTTCACCTGCAAAACACTGTATTTACAGAGCAAAACTTGGAGTTGATGATAAAGCTACGGTCTTTGCAGGAAAGGAGCAACAACCTGGAATGGTAGACGCAACTGGAGAACAAGCGCTTTTTAATCAACCTTGGGGACTTGTAGTTGGTTCAGATGGAAATGTTTATGTTGCTGATTTTGACAATCATCGTATTCGTAGGGTTACACCTCAAGCTGTAGTGACTACATTAGCAGGTAATGGAAATGCAATGAGAATGGATGGTATGGATGTTGAATCATCTTTCTACTATCCAATCTATTTAGCGTGGCATCCCCGTGATATGATTCTCTATGTACTAGAAGGTGAAGATGAAGATACTGCGATTCGTAATGTAGATGCAGATACAGGAGCAGTTGCAACTATCTATACTGCGCCTGAAGAAGAAGATAATGCCGACGATGAAGATGAAGA